CCCTTCCAGGATTTCCTGTCCCATAAGCAGCAGAGTCGTTTGGATTTGGATAGAACTGTATGAAACCACCACTTGTATATTGAGCGTAGTTTAATCCAGTTGAATCAATAGGATAATTCATTCCACTTAGAAGTATGCTGGACCCATAAGCTCCAGTATTCCAATAAGGAAGATAGCTTCCAACATCCTTCATTGAAATAACAGAATTATTATTAGCAACGAGACAAGCTCTAGTTGAATGAAGCTCTACAGAAGTATGAGATCTTGGGCCTGAAAGATTAAATCCTTGTACATCTATAGTGCCATCGACTTTCTTTGGTGGAGTTACCTCTAGGTTAGAATTGTTGTCACAAAGAACGTCAACGCCATACTTAGCTATTACGGTCGGACCTTGAATCTTTATGGTTGAGTTATTATTTGCGTACAAGCCAGCTTTATTATTTTGATAGGCAAATCCATCTGGCCCAATGATCTTTGTAGCATAAGAGCTTGTACCTTGTAATATTAACTGTGAGTTATCATTGACATGGAAAGCTGCACCAAATATAGACTTCTCATCATCACAGAAGCTTGATGGATTTGTTATTTGAGCACCAATCAATCTAAGCTTTGAATTTGAATCAACAACTATTGAAGGTAGAATACCTCTTTGATCAGATAAAAGTTGAGTTGTTCCAAAAGATCCTGAAGCAATTACATTTCTATAGTAGTTGTAATAACCTGACGTATCGGTTGGCTCGACTACAGAATTTATTAACTTTAAATGTGTACCATTAGACTTCAATAAAATATTATTTCCATCGCCAGTTGTGTCTGGGAGATAGAGTTCTTTATTGTAGTTCAGTTTACTATTCTCAAGTTTAATAGCTTCTTTCTGATTGTTTGAGGCTTCTAATATATCTAAAAGTATTTCTGATTGAACTGCATCTAATCCCTTAAAGTTTCCTATTAAAAATAATCTACCACTATAATCAAACTTACTGTTATCTAACTTTAATCCAACCTCAGTGTTTAATTCAATAAAAGCTTGTTGAGCACCATAATAAGGATCACCATATCCTAAATTTTGTTCTCTCTGTCCACCAATTAATTTAGAATTTATTAATTCAATTCCAATATCATTTCTTGACAAGCATATTAAACTATCAAATGCATTATATCCAGATACTGTTGTTGCAAAGCCGCCAGTAAGAGTAGAATAATCTTGAGTTAGTAAAGTATTAAATCTATTCTGATCTGAGTTTAATTTTATCTCACTGTTTAATGCAAGTATCCCAGCAGCTTTAACATTATCTCTATTTACAACATTACTACCACCATTTATTTTTGTTGTCCAAGAAACATCATTTCTAGTGCCAGCAGAATTGAAAGCATAATTTCTGTATCCAATAAAACTTCTAATTAATTGAACTTTAGAGTTGACAGCATAAAGACCAGCTTTAGTACATCTAGCTACTGAACAATCATCTAGATTTATTGTAGAATTTCTAACATCTATCCCGTACTCTCTTCCACCATACCCAGAACCATCTACAGTAAATCCTCTGATATAAATTGGCCCATCACAATTATAAACTTTTATAGATTGTAATCTATTGCCATAAGCTATAGGTTGAGTAAGTCTAACACCGTTGTCTCCCCAATTTATTACTGAGTTAGATATCTCATTTATAGTAGAAGCATCATAAGTATCTAAAGAATCCCAGCTTTCGGCATTCTTTTCGTAGGCATTAAATGATACTCGTTGGCTTGTTCCAGTCCAGGCACTTACACTATTCTTAGCGGCTAGGGCTGCTGTTAATCTTTGATTATATGTTATCTGAGGCTTTCTTGTAAATAGAGTCAGATTGTTTAAAAGTCTTGAATCTGTAACGCTACTAAAAACTGCCGCAGATCCAGCACCTAAGGCACTGGCAGATATAAAACCTTTTTGAATACTATCTAAATTAAATAATCCTAAATAATTTAACGATGAAACTGAGGAGGCAAGATAGTCATTTCTAGTTGAGTCAACATACTCAAAAGAATTTTCAATACTTGTACCATATTCAATAAGAGAGTTAACTCTAGAATAATTTCTATTGATAATTTCTATTGAACCTCTTGGTCCAAAAACTTTATTTGATAGAGAAAGATTTCCAAGATTTCCAAAGCTAGCAACTTCAACTACTATTGGATAATTAATAACTTCTGGGATTGCATTTAAACAACCACTAAGAGTTTTAAATATATTTGTATTGCAATTTGCAGGATTGGCATCAGCAGATACAACTAAAGCCACACCATTTACTGATGATGTTGGATGCCCAAATCTTTCCCATAGAAAGGCAGTTCTCTCATCTAAATCGTAAATAGGAAGATTGTCTTGTTCCCAGTTATAGAATGAACTAGTATCAAACTTAGTAACAAGATTTGTCCAACAAGCCTGAAGTTTGTTAGAACCTAAAGTGGTATAGAGATCGTTTGGGTTAAACATGGGTTATCCGAGTGATATAGTCCATCTAAAAATCAATCCAAAATCATCAGTCTTTCTGATGTTACTAAAGTATTTATATGCTACAAGAATAGAAGCATCAGTTGCAGTTCCTAATGGATTCTTCATAAAAAGTCCAATCTCATTTAGATTAGCATCTGATCCTGATCTCGAAACATTATTACAGGAATCCTCATCTACAAATATAGTATATCTTACTGTCCTATCATCGACTTTTGTAACTTTAGTAAATGGAATTTTAGCAAAGAATGGAGTTGGGGAGGTTGATTGAGTTCCATTCTTTATTTGTATTGAGGAGAAAGCAAATAGATTACTATCTCCTGTAGTCCCTATATATTCAGCTAAACTACTAAGGGGGCTGGATAGTTGATAGGTTGAGCTTACTTGATTAGCTAGGCTACCAGCAGTTCCTAATTGGAATCTATCAATCTGAAAGTCTGCAATATTAGTTGATCCTAATCTAGAGAATAGGTAAGCCAGTCCGTATCCAAATCCTGATACGATTACGTTCTTCTCATCAAATATGATTTCTTCACTTCCACCAGAAACTTTACTGATGGTTAAGTGACCCTTCATATTGAGACTGTCTGCGAATGATTTTTCCATTTTATTTAAAATTAAACTTTAATTTTGTTAAGACTCCATTAGTATCTAACAAACTTAGGCCAGGGGTGCTTCCAAGATCTTGATTATATAATAAATCATCCCAGAAAGTTACCTTAGCTACTAGCTTATATTTCCTATTGTTATTTAGATAATTCCAAGTGTATGGAGGATTTAAGCCTGATTTTAACATCTGTTTTAAATCTAGACACCATACTCCAATATGTTTTACTCCCCCGAACAGTGCAAGAGCTACTGCATCCCCCTTCTCTAATTTAACTCCAAGTATAACTCCTGGATTTGACGGGAACCCTGAACCGCTGGTAATGTAGGGACCGCCAGAAACGCTTGTTACATTTATGGCTTCATTTATCTTAATGAATCCAAGCTTATCTACTATTTGCTTAGAATTAAATACTCCGCTAAGATTTCCACTTAAAACAAATGATCCATTATTATCAAATAATAAATATTTAGAAACTTGACCTGAAGGCGGATACCCCCCTATCACATTCCACAACGAGCTATAGAGTAAATTGTCATGTACTATTGCATTAATATAATGACCGATATTGGATGACACAACTAAGGCTGGGTCCCCAGGTGTGTAACTTAAAATAGGATTTTCTCCTAAAGAAAGGGCTAGAGAAATCGCGGAAATACCATATTGTACTTCAGTTAAAGCATTCCCTCTTTCCAATCTATTATCGTAAATTGATGGGTAATTAGGTACAGAATTATAAATTGAGGATAGAAGTAAATGAGTGGCAGAAGAATGGTATGATGAAGGTGATGTAGAGTTTCCCCGAATCGCTATAATATGACCACTGTTTGCTTTGTATGGATAAAGATCTAAAAATGGCGGCCAATATTCATCTATACTGGATAAGGCATGAGCATGGTAAAGAAATCCCACATCGTCTTTACCAAAAGTAACAGCATTGAATGTATAGTTTGAAGTATCTAATATTGCACTAGCAGATGGAATAGTTCTTATTGCCGGATTGACGGTCAGTATATCAGTTATTACTTCTGCAAATCCTTGAGTAAACATATTAAACCGTCACTTCTATGGAGGATAATGTTGCACCCCCACTGCTATAAGTTCTGTCAAACCACATTGTATTTACTCTGTAGTCTAGTTTTGATCCACCTTGAGAATACATCACACCGCTTGTCTCCATAGCATCCCTGCTAGCATATCCATATTTATGATTCTTTCCAGCTATGTCGTTCCAGAATGTAAACAAACTATAAAGTTGATCTTTTGAGAGTTCAATTTTTGGTTGTGGGCAAGCACTAAATATAGCCGGTGTTTTAGCCATTTCATTCATAGTGGAATCAATTAAAGTTACTTCATCTAATAGGAGATATCTGTCATTAGTAGCAAAAGAGAATATTTCTATAAAATACTTTTGATTCTTTCTATGTACTTGACCATATGATAGGCCATAATTTCTATCAGTTATTATACCCTTGTTTTCCCCAAGGCCACAATAATTGTTGTAAGTATTAAATATTAAATTTAAATTATAGAAATCATCCTGTTCCAAGTTGTATATTGGAGCAACTGAATTTGATTGGTCGGTAATAACGTCAATGCATTTAAATCTAGATTCAGTGCCACTTGTAAATTGTCTATTAACTTCTGGCGTGTTTAAAGAATGAATATACCGTGATCTATCTGGGAAGTAGATTCCATTCAAGCCAGTAACTGAGTGCTGAGTCCAATTACCGTCAACATCGAAAGACCAATACTTTCCATCTTCTACTTGAGTATGAATCCAAACTCCTATTGATCCCCCACTCTCTGTACCATTAGTGTTTAGAATAATTCCTTTTAGATTTAGTTTGAATTCATGCTCTGGTAATAGGAAGTTATTTTGTATTGGATATCCTAAGTTTGGATCTAAGTTCTTTCTACTTATATCAAATCTTAATCTTTGATTATATGGACTTCCACCCGCTGAATCCATCTTTACAAATGTTCTATTGAACATATAATCAGAAGAGTTTTTCTTCTTCTCAGAGAATGGTATTTTTATTATTCCAAAATAATTAGTATTAACCGATCCAGAAAGCGACACTAGATCAACTCCATCTACAATTGAAGAATTGTAAAGATCGTAACCACTATCAAATACTGCTACTGAAGAATAAACACCACTGCTTTGATTAGCTGACGCAAATATATTATCTTTGCTCAGAGTATTATCATAGGAAGTTAATGAACTAATTACTAAATTAGAAGATCCTAAGTAATTTAAATCATGATTGTATAGTATTGGGCCATAGGTGTGGGAGAATATGTTAGCTCCATCAAGATAATAAAGATCCTCTGCAAGCCTATGCCTATTAAACTCTTTTGTATAAGTGTTATATAATTTATGCAAATCGTTACCAAATCTAAAACTGTAGTAATTTTCTACAGAGTTAATGCCCCACCCACTAACTTCTGTAGCTGAGTTAGCATAGCTTTGATAAATATTTTTCCATTTAGTCTCTCTCAAATAATTTTGATATACTGATGTTGATGATACATTAGGTACAGGATAGTTTGATGATGCCTCATATATTTTTCTTTTCTCAATTATATCATGCATCGTAGCATAAATTGGATCTAGTTGGCCTCTGTCTATATAATAATCATTATAAGTTAAACTTACATGACCTCTACACTTAATGGTTGAACTGGCAGCATAGCCGTAAAAAGATGAAGGAGATTTTATATCGTGGCAAATTGAGTAAACTTCTGGTATGCTTGAATAGTTAATTATTTTTTGATAAGATAATGAGCTAGGGATAAATCCAAGAACTATTCCAGATAGAGAGGATGATGGGTCAAAAGATACTGGCATATTAAATCCAGTTCTATCATAATAACCATGTGATGGAGCAATCTTTTCATATGACCTTCTTCTTATTGTATTTCTAGGAACATTAGTGATAGTTGTTCCATTTTTTAATAATGAAGATTGTAAAGTTTGTAGGTCTTTTCTTTGGAGATCATACCCAGAGCTTGTATTTCTTTTATATGAACTTACATACAAAGCAGAAATCTGATGGTTTGAGATTGAATTTACATTTTCAGACAACTCTGATTTATCTAAAGCTATTTTTTGAAATAATGAAATATCTGAGTCTGTGTAATCAATAGCTGATAAGTTTAAATTTATAAGTGGTATCGCATGGGCTGGGGCAAATTCATTTACGATTTGAGAAGCTATCTGTGGAGCGTCCCCCGTGTCCTCTTTTTCATCTTTGTTACTAAAATCAAAATCCGAAGCTTGAAGATCTAATCTGAAGTGAGATGACTTACCTGACCACAATGAGACATACTCAAATTTTTTGCTATTTAAAGTTGAAACTATATCTGAAATATTTGGTGGCTCATTGTATCCAGAAGTGAAAAATAGCCAGCTATTTGATCTAGCTATGTCATCAACATTTAGAGTATTGGACTTTATGTATTGCCCAACTTTGTTGGCAAAAGATTTACTAACTCCAAAGCAAACAAGTCTATCTACAATTGTATCTACCATCTCCTCATCTATTTCAACATTTACATAATAAGGATATTCTTCAAATGGTGGTATTGAATAATCTCTTCCTCTATAATTAAAACTAGAAAGATTAGATGGGAAATTAAAAGATCCAGATAGAGATGAAACATTTTTTACTTCGTAAATAATTCTATCTGTAGCTAATCTAATATTTTCATCTATACTTGAGTAAGAGTAATAACCTACCTCTAATTGTTCAGACAACTCTCTGGTCCAAGTATCATTTGATTTAAAGTAAGGGGACTCAGTTGCCAAAGAGTAATAAATTAGATATGGAACATAGGATTCCCAAAGCTCATTTAGCTTTGATTCTATACTAAAAACGTCCTTTGGGAATACGCTATTTAGAGCAAACTGGATAGACTTTTTAGTTCCTGCCTTCTTATAAACACTTACTGCATTTCTTAACTGAAGTCTCCATCTCTCTGGATTAGATCCAAATAACTTCCAGCCAATTAAATCAGCTAGTAGAGGTAAGTATTCCTCTGGACACTCTTCAATATCATTCAATGACTTCAGTTTCTCAGTTCCATCGTTTATATCAAATGCAGCTAATGATATTATTTGAAGTAGTTTATGGAATGGCCCATTAGGAACTTTATTTTTAATCTTTAGAGTATTATCTCTAAACAGATCAAAACGGTCTTTGACAGTATAATCAGATCTATCAGCATAAAGGGGTGAATAGACAATATCTATCCAAGTCTTTAGCTTTTCTAATTGTTGAGTTCCACTAACATACTCTCCTGTAGAGCTAAGAAAAGTTGAAGGATAGTAGTTGGTTAAATTGTTCTTCCAAAGAAACTGTGTAAGAAGTTTTATGCAGTCATTGATACTTATCGAATTTCCAAAATATAAATTAGAAGCTATTAGATCAGATAATTCAGAATAGATATTTGTTATAGGACCTGAAGTATTTAAGAAGTAAAGCCAAGAAAGATTATCTATTAAGTAAGTATGTGTTGCAGAGAAACTATCACCGTTTGAAAAGTATAAGCTTGGATAATTGAGTCTTATTGAAGGTAGCAGAGTTACATCAAGATAGCTTTTAAAGTCTCCACTAGAATCAAAATCAGAATAGTCTACATCAACTCTGTCTAATATCTCCCTGTAAAAAGATTCCGCTGTTATTTCAGAAAGTCTATTTTGTTTTATAAAATATTTAGAGATCCCTTGAAATGAATTGATTGAACTGAATACAGTTCCAGGGATAGAAGATATATTTAATATTGATGATATATTATTTGCTACATCAATATGAGAATTTATTATTTGATCTTTTAAATCAATTGCTTGACCAAACTTATTTAAATCATCATAAATTAAATACTTTGGAACAATATATTCTAAGGCTTTAGAGTAATTGGACTTGTAGTATGTCTGGTCATTTAAGTATGATTTGTTTACCATTAGATTATCACCGTGTTAATAGTAAAGTTATTTACTTGAATAATTTCATTAAAATCTATAATTATTGGGGAATCAATGTTGTCTATAGTAGCAAATCTAACCTCAGGTACTTCTATGATAAATCTTACTAAGTCTTGGGGTTGAAATGACTCTCCGAACTCTGCATTATCTACATTAAAATATTCTAAGATTCTATTTCTTACTTTGTTCTTTATATCTGATTGGAAGTTCTTAAACTTCTTTTCTATGTTTATTGTTACAAATATGTCTATTGTTCTTATTAAGCCATCAACAACTACTGGCTCATCAGTTAGCATTTTCTTTTCTTGAATTGATTCAAGTAGTTGTTTTTTATACTCTGGTGTAGCTTTTCTTAACTGAGTGTCTGATGCTTTCTCTAGTACAAACAGGTCAATTATATTAGCAGAGGAGTATGCTCTTCTAACAACTGCATTTGCTTTTCCTGTTGATCCATAGTTAGATATAAAAGTATTTGCAAATGACTTGTAGTCGGCTAAAGTAACTAATCTATCCTGTCTTCTAAATGTAAGTGGCGCATACTTCTTAGCATGAGTTAATGACTCAGCTTCCGCACCACCAGTCGCCTCTGTAGTATTTTGTAGGATGCCATTACCTTGAGTCTGAGCACCATCATCTAAGGTAACAGTTACTGGGAAATTGATAACTTCCGCAGCTATATTTCCTCTACTTCCTCCTCCAACTCTGTATATTGCTGTATAAGTGTCTCCAACTGAAGGAGTTACGGCTAATGTAGAATCCCCAAAAAGCAACTTCGCTTGGAAGAGATCATTGGTAACTACTTGAAAAATTTTATCGGATGGCCCTGACGCAAAGTATAGATTCTCTTCTTCAGTATAGACGCCCGCTGTTTGAGGATTTCCTTCAATGAATACCTGTGCGCTTCTTTCAACATAAGGAAACTGGGATAAGGTAACAGTCTTAACAGTGTCTTCCGAATCGAACTGCCCTGATTCAATTACTAATGCTCCCTCAAGTAATACGACATTATTAATATTAATGTTATTGTTTACAGTGCTAACATTAAATACAATATTAGTGGAGTTTGAATCCAGATCTACTGTCCCATCTGTATTAACTTTGTATATTGTATAAGTTAATGCTCCCCCGTCTTCAGGTGATTCAATCGTTAATATTCTGTTTTCTGGCGTTATTGTCACTGATGACACGCTAGCAGAATTTGTTTGAATTTGTATTTTAGCATTCGCCGCTGCACTGATAGGACCTTTCATCCTAACACCGACCAACTCTAATAGCTTCTTTACACTGCTTCTCTGTCTAGCACTTCTTATAAATGATTCGTTGGCTACGAAGTCGGTTTTAAATGACTGTATATGTCCAACCGCAGCCATTAACTCCATCAAAAATATTCCAAAATCAGACTCAGAAAAGTTGTTATAATCTAAAGGATAAACAGCTTTTGCATAATCTATCAGAGTCTTTCTGAATGAGGCAAAGTCTGCTGCCGTGTAGTCTAATACTTTTTCAGCATAATCCACCGCTGGGGGGATTAACTTTAAGAAATCTGAATTAACTGTTCCTGAAAATGCCATTAGAATTCAAAATTAAAATCAAAATTTACCAATTCAACATCCTTAAGATTACAAAGTAAATTAACTTTCATCTGACCAGAAGGAAGTTGTGTTATTCGTAAGCTAGAAATGGTAACTTTACTCAAATATTTATATATTGAGGTTTTAATTGTATCTCTTACTTGAGAAAAAGTAACCTCATCTAATGGCTCCATTAAGTACTTTCTTAGCCCACAGCCATATTGAGGAAGCATAAATCTCTCCCCCGGCTCTGTCCTAAGAAGGTTTCTTAGATTGTTTTTAACTAGATCTAGCCCAGTTTGCTTAACAAAGTAACCTCTATCAGGGTCAATATCTATGGGATACTTGAATCCAGTATTTTTCTGTAATTTTAAGTTTACAGTGTTCCTAGACTTAGGTGGTATAGTCTTCCCATAAACAGTAACATTATTAGATAAGGTCATTTTAATTAATCAAATATTTTACTATAGTACCCATAAATACAGGCCCTAATATAAATATTTATACAACTTAAAAAATAATAGGATTATACCATGGCTAAAATTTCTGATAATCTGAGCTTAAAAAGAAGTAGAGAGCCGAATCATTCTTTTATGAATTCAGAAGATATGTTCTTAAAAAGCTCCAAGTCAGCTTCTGCTTCAATAAGTGAGATAGGGCCATGTCTATACAAATATGATTCAAAATGCTTAACAACTAAATTTCAAGCATCATCTATAAACACAAATAACTTAACTTATAATCAAGAGAGAAGACCGTTTTTTGAAGATCAGTATGCTTGGCTAACAAATCAATACGATCCATCTACAACTCAATACCCAATCTACTATGGATCTGGAACATTAGCGTCTAATGAATACCCATATGCTGGTTTGCTTTCGACTGGCTTGGGGTATGCTATGGATATAAGTGCAGCAATATTAAATGGAAATCATGGCAGGAAAATAGATGAATTTCAATCCAATATGTTTGGTAATGTGAGAAGACAATTTAAATTAAATACTTTTGAATTATCTAAAAATCTTAATGGCGCAATAGATTGGTGGAATACAAGACTTAATGCTAGTGATAGTTTAGAAGATGGAATTTTCATATCTCATAGGGGTACTGGCTGGGGAAGACAAATGTTTTTAGATCCAACTTTTTATGAGGGTTATGGATTAAACGCTGATAACGGATTGTTATCAAGATTATTCGGCGGACCCCCTGGAGCTACTGACGGAATCCCCATGAGTGCCACAATCCCACCTATCCCAAAAACATATCATAATATTCTCCCTGGGGGTGCTGGCGGCAACGATGCTATTTATAATTATGGTGGAGTTTTTAATTATCATACTTCTTCACATTTGTTTATCATTGACGGACAAAATGCAATACCAATATACACAAAAGATTATGAAGAGGATGATAAATACCATGTAATTCAAAGTTGTAGAAATATTGAATTCTTACAATCTGTTTCAGAAGGAGATTATTTCTCCCTAAATCCAAACGCAGCGTTTGGACTTGCTACTAATTTTGATGTTGATGCATCAGCAGATACAAAAACATATTCTACTTTTAAGAATAGTTTAGCTAGTGGAGATCTTGCAGCTAACTTGAATGCAGCAGAGAGAGGTGGTAGTTATGATATTCTTGCTTTCAATAAAAGCACAATATCATTTCAAAAATTAGTAATGGATTTCTTAGGGGATGGAATACACAGAGTTGTAAATGCATTCTATCAACCATTTAGATACTATAAAGACCAATACTATAATTATTCTTCTCTTACAGGACAATCAGTATCTGCAATGCTTGCAGCAGTCCCAGATACAAATATGCAGAGATTCTTAATTGGCGGATTGTTTTGGATGGATTGTAGATTTGATAAAGTTTACACCTACTCCCCCCTAAGCAATCAGTTAATTGATTCTAATAATGTTTTTGTAAGTGGAATACAACTTTCTGCTTTAGGAAATGCAGTAACAATTAATATGATTTATCCAGGAGGTTACCTGGATGAGAATAGTTATGTAAATTACAAATTTGAATATCTTAGTGGTGTAAATCCGCTGGGGGTGAGCAGTATTGAACAAAAATTCTTCAAAGGCAGTCCATACTATTTAAGTTCAAATTTATTATTTACAATACAAGAAAGAACTTCTAGTTGCCCTGGAGGTCTGACTCCAATATGCGTAGCTCATGGATATTTACTAAATGACAAGATATTCTCTGATCCATTTACAAAAGGATATAAAAAAGGTTATACCTTAAATTTAATCCATAATCAGATAATAACAAGTGGAACTCCCGGTACAGCTAATTATGGAAGAGGATATGAATTATTCTTTAATCCAATATTCTCATCGACAGAGATAATTAACAGTCAATGGGGTATGAATGTAGTTGGTATGCAAGGAAATTTAGCATTCTGCGAGAAAGGATGGACTGCCTGTGAAGTTTTTGTTATAGTTGGAAAAGATAAAGAAGAAGTAATTGAAAAAATTCAATACCTAGTAAACAACTATAACATAGCAGAATTTATAGATCCTAAAACAGAAATTCCTGATATAATTTATAACTATACCATGCCGTTTAAGGTTGGTAATGTATTCTAAATTATTGACAAGTAATTAGATACTTTAGATTCGCCTAAACTATTCAATAGATAATTTCTAAGATTATTATTGAAGTTTACATATGCATTGTAGAGTGCTGTTACCCAAGATTGTAACTTTGTATCATAAGAAGCCCAATCTAATAATGATAATATATCAGCGGTTGGAGATATAGAACCCACTAGTCCAGGATCATAAATACAGCATCCACTTGTTCCTCCATTTGGCCTTATCCAAAAACAAACTGGTTTTTGAAGTAAGATGGGGGAATCTCTAAATGGTCCATCAGTAAGAGCTAAGTTGGATAGATACCTAGGCGTCCCAATAAATGGGCTCTCATTATAGTCAGTGCTTTTTGTTATTGATCTTGGCATAAAAGCAGAGGCCGCGATAAACAAAGTCTCTTGAAGAGATGACGATATAAAGCTTGATGCATAATTTGGCCTATTGTAATAATTATGACCTTTATACATATTTAAATCTTCTGTTAACTTTATTAACTTAGTAATTCTTTTATAGCAAGTTAACTCTCTAGTTAAATCTGCATCAATATCAGCTAAAAGAGAATTGTAAATTTCTTCAGATAAGGATTGAATAGTGTCAAATAATCCAGAGATAGTGTAGTCGCTCCCGTCTCCTATAATCCCCCATCCACTTGATTTAGAGCTTGAAAAAGAATCTATTGGTGAATACCCTACAGAAAGAGATTTATATTCTGGAATAACCCTAGAAGACTCATAAACAGTTTCCCAAGCGTTATGGCCTTGCTCATCAAAATTGTTGTATCTAGCAAATGATGATCCATTGTAATTTTGTCCATCTTCTAAAATACTAAATTCTAATTTTTCAGGAATTGATTTAGATAATGAATACTTTCCAATAAATCCATCTGAAAGAGTTTTTTCTTTTATAATACTTATATCCTTACTTTCTCTACAGTCACCGTCATCAAACAGTATTCCTTTTTTACTATTTAAAGGTTTTCTAGTGAATGACCTATCAACTAACCCTTCAATGACAATCCCAATATTAAAATCTTTAGAAAATTTAAAAAGTTCGTAGGGTGTTCCAATATGGTCAACAAACGAGTCAATGATCATTACCGGCTTCCCAGTTTTTTGGGAAAAATCTTTTAAGGTTATATAATTATTTATCAAACCTAAACAAGTGAAATTTGAATTAATATGACAAACAAAATCAACAAGAGGTGTGAGTTGTGTTATAATCCCTGAGTTGTAGATATCTGGGTAGGTTGTGCCTGAGATATATGCGCTTGAAGCATTTATATTTTTAGCACTGAATGTAGTTTTTTGTCTTGAGTTTTTAATAGAGTTTACTTTGTTTATAGCCGATACTACAAATTCATATCCATAAGGTTCAGTTGGTAATATATTAACATCGTGCATCACTTCCCAAGCCAGAGTTCCAAAAAATTTTCCTGCGGTGTTTACCATGTCAGTTACATAAGCATCTCCACTGACCACCATTGAAGATGGATGTCTTGTAGGCATACCATTGTATACTCCCCAATAATCCCAGTTATAACTAAGATCATTTGAATTAATGTTTGGACATCTTTGCCATCTTTTGATACCCCACGATACTGCTTCATAGATTGTAGATGGGTCAAAGTAACCTAATGAATGATTAGTTGAACTTGTATCGCCATCTGTATATCCATCAAATAAAACCCACTGGGTATACATCTTTTTATTGTTGCATATTTTAGCTAAAGATTCGACATGGCTTAAATACTTATCTTTAAAAGCAGCCCAACAATACATATCCCCATATATTCTTACAAGATTTATTCCTATATCTTTTAAATACTGAATTTGAACTTCAGCCTCTTCTGCATTGTAATGAAGCCAATTAGAAGTCTTAGTAGACCCAGCAAAGGTCATTATATTAGCATTTAAGTTTTCATTGTATGGCATAAATGGAGATGTCATTCTAGGCATTTGCCCTGACTCATCCCATTCAACAGCGTGAACTTTATTAAATGTTGCTCCTCTGCAATTAACAAAATATTTTGTTTCGCTCATAAATTACTCACTTATAATTGGTTCCCAGTTTAATGAAGGTATGTCAATATTCTTAAAGAAGTTTTTAGATGCATTGAAATTTTTCAAAACTTGAATGTTTGAAAGAGGTTTTGAGTAAAATTTTAATCCACCAATAAATCCTCTTAAACCACTTATAATTCCACCGTACTGTCCACCCATAAAATTACCAGTTTGCATACCATCTGTATATCCTCCCCCAACTATCCAAGGAGTAAAGTACTGGTCTAACTTTGGTCCAGCTTTTAGCTCTGGGACATTGACAGAAGACATCGAAGATCTATTATACTCAAATGAATTATTAAGTTTCAATGTTGGAATGTTAACATAATTCTTTATTGGATTTATTCCAAAGACCTCATTATAACTTGAGGTAGTAAGAAGTTGTCCATCACAATATAAACTAATGTTATTTTGTATTGGATCTAAAGTTAAAGTTATCTGGCAAAATTGATTGTTGCACGCAGACAATGATACTCCATTTACAACTGCACTAACTGGATGCCTCATTGAATACCATATACTGCTAACCCCAAAACAAGAATTAGTTATATCGTAGGATTTATTAATAAAACCAACGCTAGATGAATTAAATGATTGAGTTGGTGCTAAAACTAAACAAGTATCATCAATATTATTATCTGATGAATTGTTAGATGGGTCTTGATCTTTTGTAAGTCTACGATCTCTTGTAAATCCAAAAATTATTCCTTTACAAGCATTTGAATCACTTTGATTTTTTATTTTTAATATGTCAGCTTGTTGCTGAGAAGTGTTTTGTAGGCCAGTGTTTTCATTTGCTAATATTAGTCTATACAAGCTAGAAACACCATTACTGTTAAAGCCATTTACTTCACTATCCAGCCCTGGCGTATACACCCAAGCTTCAAATGTTGCTCCATTTTTGTTGTAAAGTAAATCTTGTAATTCTTTTTGTTCTGGCAGTCTTACATAGCTTCCTATCCCACTAGGGACTGTTGTTTGGGTTGCAGAGTGTTTAGTAATCCCTTCTAAGTAAGCTATTCCAACTCCCTTGCTAAATATGTTATTTTCTGATGTGCCTACTAATTGAGCATCCATTCTCGTGCTAAAATCAGAAGAATTATTTAATTTAAATAAAGTAGATGAAGGCTCTACTATATCAAATTTTAAAAAGTTATAAAGCGCGAGTAATTCGTTTTTTTCTATCGTATCTGTTAATGTTAATTCAGGTGCCATAAGCCCCGATCCATCAGCTACTACAGCACCTATTCCTATATTATTAATTAATAAATGGTCAAGTATAATTCTCTCTGGCTGATCTAATTGTTGAACATACTTAACAGCTACAGGAAGAACAACTCCTGATACTTCATTCTGGCTTAGGACGAGACTCTTTTGTTTTTCAATATCTAACTTATAATTTATTCCTTGTAAGTAAGAGAAATCGTTTACTGGTATCTCATCACCAGGATTGTAGATAATCTCGTTCTTATAGATTGATGGCATTAAAACAGCCAACTCTATCTGTTTCTTTCTCTTATTAATTTTTTGTTGATAATGAGAAGCCTCAGACAACATTACTTGTCTCATATTAGAAATTAAAATTTCTGATACTTCTTGCTCCTGTAACTCAACTATCTGAGAGGAAAGATCAAATACTCTTCTATTCTTTTGCCCTACAATCTCTCCTAAAATTTCATCCTTATCATAATACTGTCTAATAAAGTTAGACTCATTTACTATGTTTGGATCCAGTATTGTGTCAATGTAAGACTTTAAGCTCTCTAAACTTAATTGCTTTCCTCTTCCACCTAAGTTTGAATCGAAATCCAATCTCCATAAAGCATTATTTTGTAGATTAGACTTTCTATTTTCTATCTCAATTAAAACTGGTACTATACCGCTAGTTTGCGAATCATAATACAATCCATCTACAGACAAAATAAATTTACCAGTCTTTGAGATAGGAGGACCAAACTTCAATCTAATTATTTCTTCAATGCTTTCAGGGGCTGGAAGAGGTTCGACCAGTACGTTTGCACCTGAAACAATTGATGAGAAGTCGGCCAAGAATACTGGCTCTAAAGTGGGATCTTGTTCTCTTTCGTCTAGGATGCTATCAATAGTTTGAAGTAAGCCCAGAGCTTGATCTCTAAATCTTGTAGCCTCATCTATATCCTTTTTAAGTATATCATACTTTCTAAACAACTCTTCATACTCATCAGGATCTAGTCTTGATATTTGGCTTGCTTTTGCTCCACCCGTGTAATTTAAATAATCACTATAGGATTGAATACAATCACTAATAGCATTTATTTGATTCACTGTTGTTTCATAGTTATTGTATAATCTTCCAGCAAATGCAGCGGCTTGAAATGCGGCCCCTAGGAAGCCACCAACTGAGTTGAGATCGTCGCTGTCGTTTCGATCTAGGCCATTTCTAGAGGAGTCTGAGACCAGTCTGAAGGATCCAGTTTCAGTATCGTATTCAATGATACCGTCAAGAAATCCAAGAGAAGCTAAAGCAGATTTAATAGAATCATCGGCGGCTGTCACACCATCTTGAGTAGATCTCCTCATTGGGTCAAGAACGCTTCTTGGTAAGAGACTGAGAAGGTCTTCACCTAAGCTGATTAAACAGTAAGGCATTCCGAATGCAGAACCTAAAGCAGTCGTAGGATTTTCACCACGACCAGCGTTATAAAAAAATGTCTTAGTGTCGAATAGTGCCATTATTCACCGTATGCGTTTCTCTGTATATCTATTTGTCTTGGAGTTGCAGCATCCCCAGCATCTGTAGAGAACCCAGAATTTAAATGTATCTGAGTTCCATCAACATTACAATTACCTCCTGCCTTTAAGCTCAGTTCTCCACCAGCTTGAGTATTAAGAGCAGCAGAAGATTTAATATTAACTTCTGAACCAGACTGGATGTTGCAGTTAGAGGAAGATTTCAGATTTATAGACCCTCCGCCAGCCTCCATATTTATGCTACCATTATTAGATTTCATTGTGATATCACCATCAGCTCTTAAGTTAATAGTTGCAGCAGAGTGGATTAAAACTGTTCCATCCTCTCTGATCTCAACTCTAGCCTTTGGTGTAGTAATATATATCTCACTCTCAGTCCCATTAACCGCTATATTAACATCTGAGTTTACACTTCTAATGTTAATATTTCCTATTCTAGCTGAAGAATAATCTTTATTTCTTGGTATTAGAGGAACATCTGTAGATGAGGATTGTACTGGAGGAGCTTCATACTCGGACGGGCCGAATGCTCCAGTAGAATAGTTTTGGATATTAAATTCAGTCCCATCAACAACCTTCATATCCATCAGACCCCTAGTAGTTGTATAAAACTGTGGGCCTTTGGAGAATACAATTATTGACCTACTTGGATATATGGGATGAGGATATCCAGTTGTGCCAGCCAGCCAATCGTGGGATATAATTCTTATACCGTCGCCATGTTCATTTCTCATCAAAACATGACTATTCGTTGGTGAGTCTACTAGAGCAATTTTTTTACCAAACTCACTCTTCAACTCAACTTTAGCGTCAATATACTTTCTTAATTTTTTTCTAGATATTTTTAATCCAGATCCAATCTCATTAGTGTAATTAACTTTCTGTGGAATATTCTTATCGGTATAAATTGTTGGGTCCGCAGTTAAGGGTAAAACTTTTAATGATGGGTCATAGATCCAATCTGGATTTGTCATCCCAACAATTGTAGAGACATAGTAATAGAATTTTTTTACCTTATCAAACATTACTATTACTTTTGATCCTATGTTTGGAGGAGTTAATTGCCCGCCTCCTCCAAAAAAGAAAAATGGAGATGTGTAAATTACTGATGTCTTTTCGCCACCCTCTATTTCAACTGTAAAATTAAAATGTTTATAAATGTCTTGTACATCAGTTACAACTCCTATTTCAAACTTTACTTCCATTTTATTCCTTTATTATCAGATCGTTTGATTTTCTACCTAAAGAAAACTCCGAGTACATTTCTGTTGGCGATATAACGTGTTTATAACCTTTTATAAAATATACACCAGTATACAAAGCTTTTTGTTTAGTTTTTAAATCGCCAGCTATATTTTGGAGTCCTAGTAAAATACATGACATATCCCCTGGGAATCCATTTATACTAAACCATGGTAAAGTTTTAATAACAACATTTTGAACTTTATTACATAAAAAGTTGAATAAGTCTCTTTCAAAAGAAGCTAACTCTTGTTGTTTTAAGAACTCTAAGGTTGGACCAATCGGTTTATTCACTGCACCTTCTTGAAGCAACTTCTTATATATTTGAATAGTGTAGATTGCAGCTAGTTTGTTATCAGAAAGATCAACTTGAATTAACTTAGTATCTCCATTTGAGCCAGTTACAGCAGCGACTCCAGAAGTATTAGCTATAGCTCTTTTAACTCTAGTATTGCCAGTTTCACTTCCTTGACTCACTATTATACTAAATATTTTGTTAATGTCTGGGCTTTTCTTATTATCTTTCTCAAGTTGATCTTTAACAATTTGATAAAGAGATTTTCCTCGAAAAGTTGTTGACCCTTGCTTCATAAGTGGTTCATAAAACGCACTGTTCTGCCCAGCAGTATCCATAGGATTATACTCTTCTATTCTGCCTGCATCAGTAATAAATGGTATTAAACTCTTCCTATTGTAAAAGACATTATAAACATCAACAAAGCTTGGTAGCCCTTGAATTGATATAGATAGAACATTTGGGTTTGATATATTATGTCTAAATATTGGACAATCTATAAGCTTTATCATTTCTTTAGTTACGTCATCAAAGAATGAATCATCGTCTAAAGCAAACTCACTATTATTTTTTTTGTTGTAATCAAAAGAGTTAGTTGCAACATCTTTTCTCTTCAATAAAAACATTTTCTCTCTAAAAAGTTTTTTACCATCTATGTAATAAACTTTATCATACTTTGAAACATATTCTTTGCTGATAACAAAATCTGCTGCTTTATTAAATGAAACAGCTTTTGAAACATACAAAAAGTCTTCTATTAAATTTCTGTCTCCAAATATGAAAACAGTTTTTTTATCATCTAAAGGTAAGTTCTTAAATATCTCTTTATTCCATAAAGATATTACACGAAGATCATTTTCTGTTAAAAATACTCCGTCGTAATTATATTCAAGTTCCTTATACATCTCATTTAAATTATTATTGAATGTTTGTAATGGAACATAATAATCTGGAGTGTTTTCTGATTCACTTGATTTTTCGCCATCATCTAACTTAAGAGTTACTTCTAATATTACTTTCTTTATTTCTTCTTTGTACTCTTGTTGGATTACGTCTAAATTTCTTTGATATATCTTTTTGTTTTCCTCGTTATATTTTATAGAATTTGATCTTGCAAAATTTTCACTAGCACGGGCAGCCCTCTCTCCTGGCTCTCCTATTGGACCAAAAGAAGGATTAGAGTTTTCTAATACTTTTAAAGATTCTTCTGTTTGCTTTAATTGTTTTTTTAGTTTCTCTATATCATTCATTTGTTTCTTAATTTTAATTTCCTGCTCTGGGGTAATAAATTTTTTAGTACAATTAAATCCTAATTTTCTAAAAAACATTTCATAATCACCATTCTTTTCCAGATCACTAAATTTTTCAAAATACTGTTTACACAATTTCTCCAAGTCTGGAAGGATGACTACTATGTTTGTATTACCGCTTGGATAACTTACGCATCTTTCAATGTAGTCAACTAACATTTCTTTAAGTTTTATGTGAATATTTTCATTTTTTAAATCACTTAAAAATATTGTATCTGTAACTTGTAAATTAATTTTTCTATTTTTATAAATGCTTTCGTATTTATTTAATACTGAATACAATCTATTTGCATTAGGACCCTCAACTTCATTTCTTAAAAATTTACCTTCATTATTAAGGAAAGTAAGAACAATTTCTCTTGTCCCATTTTCAGTAAAAGTAACTTCAGAATTTGTTAAAACTCCAACGAAAGGTCCAGCCCAATTTGAAAGATCTTCCCCAACACCAAAAGTAAAATATAGTTCTCTAGAGTTAACTGGATTTTCAATTAACTCACCAACGTCGCCTTCTAAATCAACTCTATTCTCCCTAGATATTTTTGATTGTGTTAATAACTCTGCCACCCTCTCTGATACTAAATCTTTGGCTATAAACTGTGACTCAAAAACACTTCCAGTCTCAACAAATCTAAAAATACTGGTGTAGCCTTGTCGATCCTTATTCCAATTCATTTCAAAATCTATTAGATTTGAATTGTATGAAGGCGAACAAATAACTGATCTTCTTAACTGATCTTCAGTCAATCTATTAGAGAAATCAGATAACTTTATTTTGTAATCAGATAAGTTTAAAAACAACTCTATAGCTTCTGTAGAGGTTGTTAAAAACAAGTTTCCTGGCAAAGAGTTATTCATTATATTAATTTAGGTATTTTTAATTCATCGCCAGCATTCAACTTCTGGAATGGATCATCCACATTATTGGCCCAACAAATCAACCAATCTAATGTAGGAGTGTTGTAAAATACATCAGATATTAAATCTGCTCTATGCTCAAATCCAGCAGGAACAACTCCTATATCATATTCAAAATTCTCTAAGTTATTTAAGTATGTCTCTATCTCAAATGAATTAATTGATGAAACTACTTTTTTATTCTTGTGAGTGTATTGATTCGAACCAATCTTTAAATGATTAAAATAATTCATATTTCACCTTATAGGAATTGTCTTAAATCAACTCCATACGAACCACCTCTTGGAGCATCCTTTCCAGTTATTGGATTTCTTTGTGGCATAATAATACCATTGTATGGGTCCATATTATTCTCTTCTATGAATGATTCCCAGCCAGTGTTATTATCCCCTCTAACTACATCGGTGGATCTAAACTCTCCAAAATCTCCAACTCTTTGCTCCATTAGAGACATAGAGATTTCTAACTGCTTTGGCAAAAGATTCTCTACTTCATAACCAGCTTCTTGAACAATCTTAATTGAATAAGAATCAGTTACACATGGAACATTATTGTACATCGGGCCATGAGTTATTCTTATAATTGGACAACCATAAATTGTATTTCTTGAATTGTTTTTAACTGATGATCTAACTAGGTTAATCCAATATAGAATTATGTTTATTACTTTATCCTGCTCTGCTATGGAGTTTTGATCCTCTACAGTATTCAATTGAGGGTAGTCTACTATTGTGTTTTTAAAATCAATAACTTGGTTAGTAACATTGTTAATAACATTTATAGAACTATTAACAAATTTTTGTTTTGCATTAGAAGTTCCATTTAATGATTTATAAAAATTTCTGTGAGTCTTAGCGTGATTGACATAGTAAGCATTTTCAAAACCACTACTCTTAATACTTGAGTTTGGGAAGAATAAACTTCTGGGGTTCTCTTGTGCATTAACAGTAAAAATCTGTTTGAATCTTTGATTGATGCCTTCAACTCCTAAAGTATCTACAACGTGTTGGAATGTTATTTTAAATGTTAGATTAAATGATCTAGATTTAGCTCCAAGGTATGAAAATATACTTCCACTTCTAGCTAGTAATGAATACTCAGCTAAGTTAGATTTTTGAGATTCACTGATATCGCAGTTCTCTAGGAATGGTATGAATGCTCTTTGTATTTGACCATTTGGGCCCGGAAACTCAAATGTAAGATTAGATCTTTCGTGTAATTGTCTGTTATTAAATATTTGATACATTTTTAGTTACCCATATATCCTCTAGAACTCTTTCTTGTCTCTTCTAACACCTGAAGTCTAACTCTATTGGCTTCTTTCAGTTCTTTTAATAACTCTTCAGTCTTACCATCACTCTTTGGTAAAGATATTGATAAAGCTCTACCAACAGATTGAGCTAACATATCATCCAAGCTGGTTCTTAGCTTTTCTGGTTTATCCTTCTCATTCTCTTTTTCAATTGGTTTTGCAATGATAGCAGTCTTCTCAGCAGTAATCTGAGTATTTTCTTGTATACTCTTACTAAACTGATTAGATGATTCCATCGCTTGCTTGTTAAGATCTTCTAATTGCTTTTGGCTTAAATTAGATTTTCTACCTTGTTCAGCGATTGCATTCAATTTTGCTATATGCTTTGCTGCATCAGCTTTTATTGAAGCTACTAATTTTTCATCAGAACCATCGTCTTGTAATGATTGAACAAACTTATTTATTTTCTCAATCTGCTGCTTTTGATTGTCAATCATTGCCTGTCTTTCAATATTAACTCCTTTATCTGCTGAAGTTATATTTTTTAAATAATTAGCATTGTTATTTAATTCTGCTACTGATTTATTTAAATCATTAGTAGCTTCATTTAAATCAACTTCTTTCTCTTTGTTTGAAGAAAAGAGATCAGTTATTAACGGTAAAGCAGTGCCTAAGACAAATCCAATAGGTCCAAGGAATTTTAACCCTTGGCCTAATAAGCCAGGAAGGAATCTAACCATTCCACCTAACATTGATTTGGATGTTTGATTAGCTGCTTGATTTGCAAGTGCCGCAGGACTTAAAATTCCTATGTTCTTTAAATTATCTAATGGTTTAAATTTTACTGAGAGATTTGCAATAATTCCTTGAATACCTTGAACACTACCTTTTATTAAACCCCCAGCCAGAGAACCAAGCATACCTATTTGAATTGCTTTTAGTATTTCTGGGGTTGGCTTCATCACATCATAAAAGTCTGTTACTGTTTTATCATAAAACTCTTTAGCTTCTTTTTGTGAAGTCTCAAATGTATCATAAAACTGATCTTCCTTACTTCTGTATTTTTTAACATCATCAGTCGATCTACCTAAAGCATTACCAACTTGGTTAGATGCAATGACTACTTCTTTTATGCCATCACCTAATCCTTTTAAGGCTATATCACTTGCTGTTTTGTTATTGCTTATTAAATTTTGTTTTGAGTAGCTGTTTATGCTACCTAAAACATCTTCTAATGAAACTTGTCCCTTCGCTATCTGATCAAAAATGTCAACAGATATGCCAAGCTTCTGTCTCATCTGCATCGTCTCAATGCTTTGATCAGCTAGAAACTTTATTATAGTTTGTTGCTTTTGAACATTTACGCCCTTATCAGTAAGTTGAGCAGTTAGCTTCATTATCGCATCTGATGTTTGCTCACCCTCATCAAATAAGGAAGCAAAATCAAGAACTTCAGTATTTCTATCTAAAGCCTCTAATAGTTTATCATTAGTGACCATGTAGGTTCTTCCAAGATCCATATTTGTCTTGGATAATCTTCCTACTGCGTCAATATCATTATTGGTTATTCCTAAAAGTGTTTTGGTAGTATTTCTTAACTGATCTGTTGATTGTCCAGTCAGTCTCATTCTATTTTGAAGAACATTCAAGGAATCAGAGTTAAATCTTAATCCATCTTGAAAGTTTGTAAATAGCTCTTGAGCATTATCAAATAAACCACCTCTTAATCCTTCTAGTGCTTCACTATTCTTATCCATGAAGGTGGTCAAATTGCTATTCGATCCAAGCAACTTCTTTTGCAGTTCATCTGATTCTTTCATAGCACCCATCAAATTATTTGTTGGGCTGACTACTGAACCTAAAGAATCTACAAGACTGTTGGCTGCCTTTACAAATGGACCCCCATTCATAAAGTTCATTGCGACACTTTCAAGTGGGTTAAGGAGACCTAATTGAGCTTTTCTATTTCCTTCAAGAGCGGAGATTAGTCTTTCCAAAGCTCTATTTGTATCTGCTCTGTTTGCCATTATAATTCATCCTCTTCGGGTATCTTCTCTTCTTCTTCTTTTACCTCATCCCTGTTAATTATAAGGTAAAGTCTGATATCTGCTATTAGAGCCGCATTAAAAGTCCTAAAGTTTTCCTTGCCTAAGAAAGCACTTAAAACTTTAGGACTGTTAACATAAGTAGCCCTAATACGATTCCTGTACAAAGTATTTATTATTAGCCTGCAATCTGAATTACTTATTGAGTCTAGAAGAAACACATTAAGTAAGGTATTTCCTCTGGTGGACCTGAAAGATCCAGAGAAATCGGTTCTTCTAGACTTAACTACAAGCCCAATTCGTTCTGACCCAGCATAATTAAAGCTAACAATATCTCCTGCCATAACACCAGCTACAGCAGTTTCTACTACTTTTAAGTTATCATCAAATTCAGTCTGGAAGGCCATCTGACCGTCAGAAAGTTTTTTTGATGCAGGGTAGGACATTTTTTTCTATTTTTAACTGTCTCCAGTCTATATTTATCTAATTATTTTAAGGTATAAATGGATAATATAGATACAGAGTTAATAGATTTAATGGAACTTATAGAATTTACTATGAGTATAGATTTCTTAGATAAATGGAAAATGAAATATGGAGAAAGATTAATACGATTATTTCAAATAAAAATCTTAGATTCATTAAAGAAACAAAAGCCTTTAAAGTTAAACTCTTTGTGCAAATTCTTAATTATAGACTCTGGATTTAATCAAGAAATCGTGATAAATTTTTTAAATGATATTGACAGTGAGTTGTACTACCCTATGATCCTTGGCAAGATCGAATCCATCAACCTAGAAGATTATGTCTAACTTCGACCAGCAAGATTTTATTCAAAAGTTTATTGTTACCTCTAATAGTAAGGGGCCAGGATTTTTTGAAATGCTAGTTATTGGCGGGTTTGTTTTCTGGCTTGTTCTCCGTTAATTTCTTCTGTTCGTCTCGGAGTTTAACCTGTTCCTCCAGCCTCGTGCAGACTTGCTCTTGAGTGCTGTAATGAGGGCAGACTGGCTGGAACTCACAGTAATCGCAGAAGATGTTCTTTTGAGGAGGGAATTCGTCCTTAGTCTTCTTGCGGATTCTCCAGACCTTATCAATCTCCTTCTTCCTCCAGTTCCAGATCTGAGCCTTTGAGAATCTGACTGGGTAGAAGTTGCCAGTAACGGGATAGTAATGGGCACACCAGATACTTGTGTAGTCTACCCCGTATTTCTCGTGGATGGCATAAGCATAACCCATTAGCTGCTTGTCATCCAAAAGATCCTTAGTCTTCTTCTCTTTCTTTGAGGTCTTGTAGTCAATTACAAGATAACCCCCATCCTTGCCCTTAACTACACGGTCGATGATGCCGATATATTTAATATCGTGCTCTTTGTCTAAGGGAACCTCAAACATACCCTCTGTTGAGATCGTCTCGCCAAGTTTGCCGTTCCAAACGATAAAGTTTTCAATGCAAACTTTGATACGATCATTCATTCCGAAAGGAACTTTGTAGGTCCCCCTCTCAGACTCAGCTAACTTCATCAACGCTTTAGCGTCATTATCTTTATACCCAAGTTCAAAGATCTTGTGTATAAATGATCCGAAGTTCAAAGATTCCTCATTCTTAGATCCAAATCCTGGTATCTTCAGATTGTATTTGAGATTATATTTCCAGAGGCACTGGTCTATAATATCACTTCTTGAAGCACTAATATTATTTATGAACATGATCGGAACAGAGTTTATTAGGACTTATTGTTTAAATAAGTTTAAGGCTAATAATAGACTATCTGGCGACGGAACTGAACTTATTATTCCCTCTATATTTATAGACGATGACTATAAGCGTCATATGTCAGTAAATTTAGAGTCTGGGCTTTGGAGATGCTTCAAGACTCATAATAGAGGTAACTTCGTCAAGCTCTATTCCCAGCTTGAGGGGATCACCTACAAGCAGGCTTACGAGAAGTTCCTGTTTGAGAGCTTCCTACAAGAGCCCCAGGAGCCCGTACAAGAGGAGATAATCACGACCCTACCAGACACAGGGTCCTTTGAGAAAGTCGATCTAGGGCGCGTTTACGACGATTATACGATGGCTCTAGCGTCAGAGTTCATCCTTGAGCGCAATCTTGGCAAATACGACTTCTACGTTGCCAAAGAAGGGATCTACAAGGACAGGCTGATTATCCCATTCTTCAATGGTCAAGGGAAGATGTTCTACTTCCAGGCCAGAGGATTGCGCCCTCAAGCTTGGCCGAAATACCTGAACTGCAAGAATCTTAAGATGTCTCAGGTTCTATACCCATTCAACTACGACTCTTTCGACTACCTGTTTGTTACCGAAGGTGTGTTCGATTGCCTTGCACTTAAGGCTTGTGGATTCAATGCCACTACGACTCTTAGCTGCCATGTGTCTAGAGAGCAGATGGCGCAACTAAGTCTTTACAGAGGCCCCCTCATTTGTGCCTACGACTCAGATAAGGCGGGTCAAGAAGGCACAGCGCAATTCCTTCAGGAGGCTCGCAAAGCCAAGATTGGAGAAGTGGGAGTCTCTGTCCCTGAAGGCGGCAAGGACTGGAATGAGCTTTACGTTAGATTAGGCTCAGAGAGCCTTAGGAAGATAGCTCTTAGTGTTGAACCACTTGATGATCTAACTATTGCAATCAACTCAATATGAATGAGAAGATGTTAGAATAGAAAGTCTGATTGAGTATATCAAACTTTATTCTAGCAGAATACGCACCTGTCAGAGATCCAAGAGTTCCATCTATTAATCTTGGATGAGTCTTTAGAGCTTCAGTATCCCAATTAAATATAACGGTATTATCTGAGGTTACATCACATAAGGCTGATGTCTGGCTGAAAGATGATACCGTTACTCTAGCTGGTAGATTTCTTTCGACGTTCTCCTTCAAGATTTCAAGCTGTGGATTTACCACTAATGATTGCTTGAAAAGATTTAGGATTGAAGTGTCGATATTTGTATTCTCTATTGTAATCTCATTAGTAAACTTTAGATCAATCTTAGAGCCAAGTACAATTTGTCTATTAGCTAATCTTGTAGCCGCTCTAAACATTAGCGGCTCGGTAGTTGAGAAGAACCTATCGTAGTCTAACTCAAATGTGTTTATAAGAGTCGTTAGGTCTGTTCCTTGGCTCAGTTCGGCAGTCCAGACATCCAGATACTCGCCATTCAATTCAACCCTATTAGTTATTGGGTTGTTTCCCGAAAGATTGAATATGGCACTTACAGCGTTAGTATCTAAGACTACCGCATAAACTCCCTCTCTGAGTCTGTAGATTCCAGAAGCTCCAATTGAATAGTTGGAAGCATTGAAGACTACGTTATCAGTCGCAGCGGCAGAGTTAGCAAAGTTCATCAGGACTAATCCTGAGGCACTATTCTTTATCTGACCATCGCTTCCTATTACTGAGCTTGGGTAGAAGTTATCAGATGACTTGAAGATTGAGACTGCGCTGATCGACTCAGGGTCTTTGTACTGTCCGTCATTATAAAAGTAAGCCAATAAAGCAGTTCTTGATGAAACTGTTGGTTTATTGTGACGGGTGTTAACAGAAATGTTATTAATGTACATATTAGCTATTCGCCTTATTCATTCGTTCTATGTCATCTGCGTAAAACTTAAGAAAACTAGCTCTTTCGAGTTTAGTCATCTTTTTAACGTCAGAATAAGTAAAACTACACTTGTTAACTAATATGTAGGCTTGTAACAGTAGTTCATCTATAGTTAAACTACTGCTTAGTTCACTGAAAAAAAATTTGCATCAAACGGAATCGCTAATGTCGTTGAATGCTTGCAGGACGGACAGTCAAACTGGAAGTTAGTACTGATTCCGTATTCCGCTCTATTTACTTCCTTTTCTATAGTCTTAATATCTCTAATATGCATCTTTTTTATCGCTTTTGAGATAAAAATAGGGTCCTCATTTCCATTTAGAGATACAACAACACGATAAAGATTATTAATAGTGTTTTCTGTCGTGTTAAAATATTGTTCGTCTGAGCTTCTTGGGAATCTTATCTGAGCCTTAACTCTTAACATAGGCAGAGTTACTTCTCTGGGATCAACAAGATCATCTGGAACTCTATTTATTGGGATACCTTCAATTAAAAGCGCAGAGTCTGTGGGGACGTTACAGGCTGGGCAAATAACAGAAAACTTATATTCTGGCCCATAAGATAACTCTTTTATCTTCATTAAAAGATAAAGTTTATCCATGGCTAGAAGATCGCTAATATTGATTCCCTGTACGCACTTGGCTAAAATCTCATTGACTGGGTTAATATTCTTATTTCTAGACATGAGGATCTTTTGCTCATCCTCAAATAATAACGGAATTACTTTAACTCCAGTAAAACTAGGGTAGAATCTTCCCTTAGACGGAAGCTCTACAAACATTTCAGTTTCATACGGAACACTCTCAAACAACTTCTGAAGTTCTAAATCTCTTTCTTCTGCCTTAGGATCTTTTAAATTAGCCATAATTCTATTTTAACCATACCTATTATAGTAGGTTATGGAAATAGAAATAGGTAATTTAAGGTCTAAGCTAATAACTGATAATCCAAAGTTATTAGAAGCCTTACATGACAAGTATGGCTTTCTTGTCCCAGGGTATAATTATACTCCGCAGTACAAGCGTCGAGTTTGGGATGGCAGAAAGCACTATTTCGCTAAGAATGGAATATTTAGGACTGGCTTACTCAGCAGGGTAGTAAATGATCTGTTAAGTATTGGGGCTGAAAATGTAGGACTTAATCGAACTTATAAACTACCAGATCCTATACAGATTCAAAAAGTAAAGAAGTTTAATTACTACGACTACCAGAAAGAAGCAATCCAGCACGTTCTAAACTTTAATAGAGGCGTAATTGAGTCTCCGGTTGGATCTGGTAAGACCCTGATAATGGCTGGGATTGTAGCCTCCCTCGCGCCCAGGAAGATGGTCATTCTGTTCAAGGAGAAAGGTATCCTAAAGCAGACATACGACTTCTTCAAAACCTGTGGCATCGAATCTCTTGGCATAAATTCAGGTGAGGGATTCATATATGGGGATATCATGCTCTCAACTGTCCAGAGCATTGAGAAGATCCTAGACACCCACCTTGAGCAGGCTGAAGTATTGATGATTGACGAGGCTCATCAGTTCTGCAAAGGTGACACTACTATAGCCGCAATCGAGGCTTTTCCGAATGCAATATTTAGAATCGCATTCACAGCCACTGTCCCATCGGAAAAGAATGATATCCATGGAAGGCTGACATTAGAAGGGGCTTTTGGTGCAGTCTATTCCACTAGATCAACCGAAGATCTAATCAAAGATGGAAAGCTAGCCAAGCCTAATATTCAGATCCTAGAATTCAAGCCTACCTTGAGCCTGGAGGACGAGGATTTAGGTTATCAACAGATCTATGAAAAGTTTATAGTCAACAACGAGCAACGCAATCAAATGATTGCAAACATCTATCAGTTGATTAAGAAAAGCCCTAATTCTAAAACTCTGATATTGGTCAAGAACCTAGAGCACCTACACAAACTAAAGGCTTTGATTCCTCACGCATACACAGTCGAAGGGAAAGACAATATCGAGGAAAGATATGATATCATTCAAGCCTTCATCAAAGATAATAATCATCCAATCATCATCGGAACAAACGTAATGCAGACTGGAATCAACATTAATGAGATCAGCCATATGATCAATGCCAGAGGATTAGAGGGCGAGATTCCTACCATTCAAGGACTTGGTAGAGGTATCAGAAAGGCTGAGAACAAGACTGAGATGCACTTCTATGATTTCTATGATACCGTGCCATACCTAGAGAAGCACTCAAAGAGCAGAATCAAACACTACGAAAACCACAAGTTCCAAATAAGCTATGTCAAACTTAACTAAAGAATATATCGTCGATACTCTGATGAACCTTACTCGTCAGAATGAATCTAGCCTAGAAAGCTGCATATCAGTTCTAACTAAGATCAAAGACTCTAAGAAGATATCAGAGAGCAATCTTAGAGAACTGATAAATGTATGGAGAGAGTTAGACGCTTTAAGAGAAGTCTTCTTTGTAAGACTATTCAACTCTATAAAGCGTGGTGATATGGTTAAGGATTAGTTGCTGTAGTTAGATTCAGGCTGCCAGCTAAAAGTAAAAGTACTCCCAGATTTTACAACTCTGAGTAAATAAGCTCCGTCAATCGTTGGAGCAGGAATTCTAGCAAAGTCTGAACCATCATAAGTGATTAAATCACCTTTTGCTATTGATAATCCAGCAAATATATTAGTTCTTGCACCAGCGGCAGTGGAAGCTCCAGTTCCACCATCTAAAATAGGAACATCAGTTCCTCCCGCTCGATATATTGTTTGACCTGCAACAGTAATATTTCCTGCGGATGATCTAGCTATTAAAGTATCAGCAGCATTTCCAACATTAACTCCAGCAAACTGAGGAGAATCTGTTGTAGCTAATCCAATATCTGTTCTGACATCAGCGGAAGATCTCCAAGTTGGACCTGTGTTAGCTCCATCATGTCTTAAAAAACTTGTCCCAGCAGGATTGGCTAACTCTGTTAAATCTTGGCTTGTATTAACGTATAATATTCTTCCAGCAGTCAAATTGCCACCAGCACCCGTTATATCAACATTAGCTAGTTCACCTAAGAATAAATTATTCCATTTCGGTAATCCATATCCTGGGATAGCAGATTCTTCAAATCTTAATATTTTTCCATAACTATTAGAAATGTTTGTTGGGTCATACAAATCCACAGGAAGAATATTAATGCCAGGTGAAAGACCATTTGTTACAGTAAAAAATAATCTTCCAAAAGCAGATGCTCCAGTTGATCCAGCCCCTGTGCATAAATTAGTAAGATTGTCTAATGGCACAGAAGATAACTGAGCACTTAAAGTACCTCTACACTCAGTTGCATTTGCATCATCTAATAGTGATCTTCCAAATGAAGTTAAAGTTGTAGTTGCAGCAGAAGTTGATCCACTAAAATAAATTAGTGTATTTTCAGTTGTTGTTTGATTAGCTATTGATTGAAGATTTGCATTTTGAGTTTGAACATTTGTTCCTGGAGTTACTGAAAGATCTGACTGCATTTCAACCGCAGTTCTAGTGCTTACAGAGTTGTCATTATTTATTTTTAAATATGTTACTGCTGTAGGATTATTAAGAGTAAAAATATTAGCTCCAACTGTTGTAGCTCCTAGAGATGTTCTGGCTACCGATGGAGCTTGATCTCTCCATTGCCCACTATCATAGACTAAAAAGTCATTAGCAACAGCCGTAGCGATAGTAACATCTGTTATATCATTTAATGCTACTGGACCTCCCCCAGGCGCGGCAACGGCGACCCAATTAGCACCATCCCAAGCTAAGACATCGTTTTCAGTAAGAAAGACAGTATCAATATTTGCAATATCTTGTAAACTAGTATTTTGAACTTGAATATCAACCCCAGGCTCTAAATCTAAACTAGCTCTTATTGGTGCTGCTCCAGTAGCAGCTAATAAGTCAGTTCTTGCAAAAGGTGTTAAAGTCGTAGTTGTAGCGGCGGCACCAGTATTAAAATAAGCAACAGTATTAGCCGTTACAGTAGCTAACGATAAAGCTTCAAGAACAGGATCATAACCTTGAACAGTAGTCCCTATAGTTGAGTTTGCTAAAAAGTTAGAATTTACCCAAGATGAGGGTGCATATGCTGATAAAGAGTTTGATGTAGCATAATTAGATGATACATAAGTGTTTGTAGCATAATTAGCTAAATCAGTAGTCCCAAGAATTCCCGCTTCAGCAAGAGTTCTATTTATCCAATCATTAGAACTCCAAACTAAAACTTCACCATTAGCTACAGACGTTATAGTAACATCTGTTAATGAGGATAGTGAGGAAGCCGCTTCGACTGCTCCTACATTTATAGTGCCTTCTACAGTAACATTACCTTTAAATACAACTTCTGTCCCTGCTGCAATAATTAATTGATCGGAATCAGTTGGAGTCTCTATCTTAGTTACTTTGATTTCCTTAGTCTCAACAAGACTTCCAGCGTTCCCATTAGCATCGAAACCAACGCTAAGGGGAATTTGGGTAGCAGTATAATTGTTGCAACTCATATATTATTACTCTTCTTCTTCCTCGTCCTCTTCTTCAAATTCTTCTTCGCCGCCCTCTTCAGGCATCTCTTCTTCCATGCCTTCCTCTGGTGGCATTTCTTCCTCACCCTCCATTCCTTCTTCTGGTGGGAGTTCTTCTCCTGATCCTTCCTCATCTCCCATTGGACCTTCTCCTTCTCCCATTTCAGTCTTGATTGAAGAGAGAAGATCTTCGATTCTGTTTACAAGATCATTTATTTCATCTGTAGCCATTGGTTCGCCAGTATCATCTTGCATCTCTTCTTCTGGTGGAATCTCTCCTTCCATTCCTTCTTCTGGGGGTGGCATTTCTCCTCCACCTTCAGCACCCATAGCCTCTTCACCCTGAACCTCTTCAGCGGCCATTTCAGCCTCTGAAGGCTCTGGCTCGCCCTCTTCGTCGCCCATTCCTTCTTCGCCCTCTGGTGGGATTATTGGCTGGCCTTCCATTGGAGCCTGATCCATTGAAGCAGCATCTCCCATATCTCCACCTATTGGAGCACCTTCACCACCTAAAGCTGGCTGTAACATTTTCAGGATAGTTCCAATCTTTCCTAGATCATCTGCAACTCTGGCAAAGTCAAGGTATTGTAGGAGATTAGTCTCATTTAGTTGCTTCTTGAATCCAGCCTCATCAAATACCTCGTTGATGAAATCAACAATGTCTATTGACTCAGCACCATTCTTAGTCTTTAGTGATTCAGCTAGTTCAAACAAGGTCTGCTTAACTACTGAATTCTTTGGAGCTAACTTGGCTAGACTGGCAAGGACAACCATCTCAGTCTTAAGAAGATTTGAGAAGGTTGGGATTTCGCTTAAGTTGTTTACATTGATACCATACTTCTCATTCAGTAGGTCCATGATGTAATTCTTGACTGGCTTCTTCATCTCAAAGATATTTGAAACAAACTTAGTAACATCCTTGTTTGATATCTTTAGATCTGAGAGGCCCAGTGAGTTCTCAATGATGGTTGAAAGTTGCTTCTTGGTTGATAGAGCAAAGTATGGGATCTTAGTTATGATCTCAGCTACCTTCTCTTCAATCTTTGATCTCTTCTCATAGATCATTGAAGCTAGATCTGAGATTAGCTCATTGTTAGCCCAAGTAGTATCGAAGTTCTCTTTAGCTTCTAGTAGCTCCTTGGCAATCAGTTCTTGTCTGCAAAGATGCTCATAGATTGAATTGCTATCTGATGGTCTGACTGAGAAAGTCTTTGATTCGGCTAACTGCTCTAGAGTTAGCTTTGGAAGATTGAAAGCCTTTGATACAACTGAGGCTAACTTTAGGCCATTCTTAATCTCTGGGATATTTACTATGTCCTTATTCTCCTTCAAGAACTGGACAATCTTATCCTTCATCTCTGAAACCTTTTGGAACTGAGGAGTTGAGACAATCTTAGTGCTCTCACCAAATCTCTCGACCTTAGTTCTTAGTCTTTCCTTAATTCTCTCAAAGGAAAGTTTGGTCTCAAATAAACTTAGGATCTCATCAAACTGGTTCTCGGCATCGTGGTAATCGCTCTCCAGTAGATTTGATAGAAGATTTGAAACTTTCTTATCTGTTACCTTCTCAAAAGCATCTCTGTCTTCAAGGATTGAAGAATCATCAACCTGGACATTAGTTAGCTTAAGATTTGGCTTGAAACCATAATTTGCTGTTACGACACCACCTGATTCAGTTACATAAGTAACTTTACCGTTCTCTACATAAAATAGTTCGACATTTTCTCTTAATGATCTAGCAAGGTAATCACCGATCTTAACGAGATTTGAGAACTCTTTTCCACGATTTTCGATTAAATTGGTTAGCATAAAAAATCTTCTATATCAACTTTATTTAGACTGCGTTTCCTTTATCTTTTTATTAAAATACATTTCGTTATATTTTAATGACTTAATAACGTCTAATAACTCCTTAGACCCATTATTTTCCAATAGTAAAGTTTCAAGTTCACTTAAATTAATATTTTCTACCTGAGTTGGAGGCGTGTTTTCAGCAGGCTCACCACCGACCGGAGGAGGCCCACCAGCTCCCATATCGCCCCCTGGAGCAGGCATTCCAGGCATCCCAGGAGCCGCACCCATCATGGCATTTTGTTGCTCCATTTGCTGCTCCATCTGCTCTTCCATCTCTTCTTGGAGCTTATCTTTAATTTGTTTTATTTGAACATCATTTAACTGATAATAATCTTTGTATATCTTATCAACTGGGAATATACCTAAATTCTTAACAGCACCAACAACTAATGCTTTTTGCTGGTCTAAATCAAGCTGTCTCTTTCTAGCCATGTCTGAAGGAGCAGGCAACTTAATTTTAAGTTTCTCAATAACTGAAGTTGGATAACCCTTAATCATTAAGTGTCTATGGGCTATCGTCTCTAAACCAATTTCAATGGCTTTTTGAATTCTGGTTACAACTCTAGCGAACTTAACGTCCAATTGAGCAAGGTTAGCCTTTCTATCTGGGGCTTGATCCTTCTCAACAATATAATCCTTTGGAATCTTTAGAGCCGCAAGTAGTTTATCTCTAAAGTACTTAACGTCATCGACCTCGCCAAGATTCTCAGCACCTGGAAGAGTTTCGATCTTGGTTCCTGACCCCTTACCATTTACTGCGATAAAGAAGTCCTCATCGGCTGAAATAGCATTGTAGGTTTCTTCCATGTTGCCAGTATTCTTGTTGAACAGCTTGCTCTTCTTAAACTTATGCATCTGCTCCTTGATATGCATCTCAGCCTTGGAAGAAGGAAGAGATCCAGTATCAATATAAAATATTCTTCTCTCGGGCGCGCGGGCAAGACGATAGATCAACATAGCGTCTTCCATCATCTTCAAGCTCTTGTAAATTGATCTAGCCCCAGAAGCTATACTCTTACCATAGGGGTAATGCGTTGGATCAGATGTATGCAATCTAAAGTGTACTATCTGGCCTGGATCTAGTGGGATTACTTGGCTATTGTCAATATTTGGTCCAACGTTGCCATAAGTAGTCCAGTTATCTTTCTTTGGAATCTCCTGAAGGAATGAACTTAGATATCCGAACTCGTCTTCAACTCTATAGAAGAAGTTTGGATTTAAGATCTTGATTCTCTGAATACCCTTCTTGATGTCATTGATATCAACAACTAACTCAAGGAAGTTATCCCCATACTTCACTGTATTTCTTACAATATCCCAGAGATAAGTATCTAATTCAATTCTATCAAATAGATCAATTATTTCCTGCTTGGCATCTTCATCGGCAGTGATGATATCCCATTTAGTTCCGTCTAGATTTTCCTGTGAGCAATCGTCAGCGTAGATATCGAAGGCTGATCCAATCTCTGGGTAGCCATCCATGTCCTCATATTCTCTATATCTTCTCTTTCTATCATGTTCGACTTGTGGTAGAATAGGATAGTTAGTCTTGCTATGGGCCATTGAAGTGACCCTGATAACATCTCTAGACTGAACTGCATCACCGTGTAGAGGGCGACCAGGATTTACTTTAATTGGTCGGGCTGGGTCTCTTAACTGCTGGTCGAATTCAGCCTCTTTTCTAGCATATCTGCCCAAAGAAAAGAACTTAGCAAAGAACTTACCTACAGTTCCTACGGGGCTAAACCAAGGATTGTTTGGGTTAGCGAACTCAGTAAAACCTTCTCTTATTTGCCTATTAGCCATTTATAATCTTCCAGGGTTACATTACCAGTAGCAGTAACTACTTTATATTTATATGACTGCATAGGGGTAAGTGGGATATTCCTGTTATCAATTAAAGTATCTCTTTCAATTAAGTTATTTTCTCTTAATTTATTAAAAGTATTAATTGCCATAGCAAAAGCCATAATTAAGTCATCATGGCAGTTAGTATCAGCTTTAATTTTATTGGTATCTTTATCAATAACAAAGGTTAATAGCTCGTCAACTAGCCTTTCTGAGTTAATTTTAACTTTATTTGATCTTATATTATGCTCCATGTCGGCCAACAAGACCTCCCTATTCTTCTGGGTGATCTGCATACCGATCTCACGGTTATCGTCCATAACTAGATTTTCATACTCTAAACTTTCTTGTAAGAAATAAATTAAATTATTTCCAATACCGTTTCTTTCGCTCAGAACATAAGCCGTATTATAAAGTCTGCCCTCGTCTACAATAATTTTAGCAAATTCGTTGATTGGGGTACGGTTCGAATAAAACTCTGCTACTTGCTCCCCATTATAAAGATCAATAACATGGAAGGCTGAATAATCTCTTTCTCGGCCTATTGACGGATCACAAGCTAATACATATTCGTGGTACGGTTGAGGATCCTTCCACACGCGCATACGATTATTGTATTTGATTCTGTATTCACGATTTACGTCACTCTTTAACTGCCTTAGGATCTCACCGTCAATGTAAGTTTCACCAGTTCCTAGGAAGTTAGCTTCATATTCCTGCAACCATTCTTTCAAGCTTAGGTTAGCCCTAGTATTCTTCTCCCAATCATCAATATTGACTGGTGGTTCATACTTTGCCATCAATTCATATAGATGCTCATACCCTGATTGTCTAAAGTATTCTGGATGTTCCTTCCAAGTAATATCAATTGCATTAAAATTGTTTTCTCCATTGATAGCTTGAGTATACATCTTGTGAAACCAATTACCAATACCATTTACAGTTGAAAGAGCAATTACAGATCCACCAGTAGAAATGATTGGATAAGCAGCAGCCCAAATTGTATCAATGTGCTCAATGAATGCAGCTTCGTCCAAGATCAACAATGATCCAGGAATAGATCTACCTGATTGCTTTCCCGAAGCCTTAGACTTGATTACTGATTTGTTCTCTAGCTTGAATGTATGCTTGTTGTCTTCCATAATCTTAGGTTGTAACCAAGCAGGAAGTTCAGCGTGCATCAATTTAATACGATCAATAATTTCTGTGGACTCAGCCTCGCCTTTAGACAGAATAGCCACAGTCTTGTAAGGATTAAACATACAAAGCCACAAAGAATAAGCAGCAATCAATGTAGTACAACCAGCTTGTCTAAACTTTCTAAGTATATTAAATCTGTGTGTAAAGAACTCTTTAATTATTGTTCTTTGGAAAGGGTAAAGTTCAAAGTTTACTAACCCTCTTTTAGGGTGGGAAACTTTTATGTACTTAGATATGAAGTATACCGCATCAGTTTTACATTTAAGAAATTCTTCTTTAATTTCGTCAAGCGTCAGGCTATTACTTTTCATATGTCTAAAATTATCCTGTCTATATGTAGTAGATTGAATAAAGAGTCTAAATCCTTATCTAGTATTAAGGATTATGTAAACAAAGCTTCATCTCATATAGATATGAGAATTGCTATAGCTTACGATGCTCCTTCAATATATCAGGGACATACCCAAAACTTAGACTGGATTCAGATTGAGACTAAGTTAGAGGATAATGATATTATAGTGATGTGCCATGATGACATTCAGATCATGACCAACCATCACGAGTTTGAGAGACTACTACAAATCTGCTTGAAGCCAAATGTAGGATTTGTAGGAGTGGCAGGATCTACCTACTACGACGCAAATAAAATCAATGGAGCTTGGTGGAACGCAAGACATTTAGGAGCCTCCAGAGGATTCGTTTTCCAAGGCCAAGATGAGGTCTTCATGACCCCAAATTATTTTGGTCCTTATGGGCAAGTGGTTTGCTTAGACGGTTGCTTCTTAGCCTGCTCCTATAAAATCTTAAAAGCAATAACACTAAAACAACCGTCATACTTATCTGGTCCTTGGGATTTTTACGATATACATATGACCAGCAAAGCACACTTACTTGGTTATTCTAACTATGCAGTGCCTATAATTATTAGGCACGAATCTCCAGGCGAGATGAGACAGGAATGGTATAAGGCTAAAGATGAGTTTGTAAAGACTCATAGAAGCCAGCTACCAATAATTTTGATTCACAACAAGACACATGGATTACCTAACTAATTTTATTATCTGGTCACTAGCGACTTTCGGAGCCGCTAACATCGTCGTATACTCAACGATTTTCAAGCCCGTTAGATTGGCTCTTGCTAAGATACCATTCTTTGGAAAGCTTGTGAATTGTATACTCTGCATGGGCTTCTGGGTGGGACTAATGTGGGGACTATTAGTCTGGAGCCCAGCAGAGTATTTTTTACTTAAGCAGATGTGGCCCTATCAAATAGTTTTTGATATGCTATTTAATGGCTCACTTGGAAGCTGTGTCTGCTGGCTAATTTACCTTTCAATCGCAAATAAAATGGTTGGCAAGTGAGGCAAACCTCCTATGGGTATGTAGTCAACACCCATTGGCGCATGGTCCATTCGCCTTCAGTCCAAAATCTAGTTTTAGTAGCATAAAGCACCTCCTATAAGTATTTATATGAGAAACACTTACTTTGTAGATATTGATGGCACACTTATCGAACATATTGATAACTTTGCAGACATCACCAATTGCAAAGTATTAAAAGCTCTTCCAGGCGCGCGGGAGAATACGGCTAAATGGCACTGTGAAGGCCATATGATTATTCTTACTACAGCCCGCCCAGAATCAACCAGGAAGCTCACGGAAGAACAATTAAGTGCAGCAGGAGTTATATACGATATGCTTATTATGGGTATCGGACAGGGAAAGCGGATTTTAATTAACGACCACCAATCCGATAAACCTTTTAAGGCTATAGCTTATAATGTAATAAGAAATGTAGATGGGATTAAACATATCCCATAGACGTAGACTCCGAAAACTAAATATCCTTATAGAAGGATACGATTTATGGAGACTACTAACTTTTGGCATTTAATTCCCTGGCATGAAGTACTTGCATCAGTAGGAACCCTAGTGGCCTTAATGCTAGCTTTTGGAAATCGAAAGTTAAAAGCAATATTGCACGAAACAAAAAATAATGGCGGGTCAACTTTAAAAGACCAGATGGATAGGATAGAAGCCTCAGTAACAAACTTAGCATTATTTATCGAGGCTAGCCAACACCTAACTCAAAAGCCACTATTCAAAGCAGACGAACATGGTAAGTTTATTTGGGTCAATACTGCGATGGCAAGGCTAGTTGGAGGCGGATTAGAAGATCTAAAAGACCTAGGATGGGTATCCTTCATCCACCCAGATGATATGAGCAGAGTAGTTAAAGAATGGTCAGAATCAGTAAGAGATCACAGAAAGTTTGAAACCGAGTTCAAGGTTCAAAACGTATATACCTTAGAGACAACAAAAGTTAGAGGAAGAGCTTTTCCGATCATGAGGGAATCCACTAACTTAGGATTTTTAGGCACTTGGATGGTATTGGAAGAAGTTAAAAATGAAAATAAACCACAATGATCTCTACTCAGATATTAGAAACACTGAGTTCTCAATAAAGACTTTAGCGACTCTGGCCGAATCAATAGATAGAACTAAAATACCCAACTCAAAGTTAGAAATCTTAAATGAAAGAATCGAATTGATCGACAGGGCTATAATTGATTTGTTCGATATATTTAATGAGTATGAAGACTAATAAAAATGTTGGTTGGGAATGTCCCAAGTGTGGAAAAGTTTGGGGTCCTCAAGTTGAAGGCTGTTTGGATTGTAATGATAAAGGTAAAGGCCATTACACGCCACCACCTCACCCAGACGAATGGCTTTACAATAGCTTTGGAGGCAAAATCTACTGGATAGAAGAGCCTCATGATAAAGATAAGAAAAAGCCTTGATCCCTGGACCGTCTGAGCTATAACAGACGCTATGAACAGAATCGCATCCTTCGACCTTGAGGGACTTCTTGAGGTAGTTAATCTTATTGCCGAAAGGAACAAGTACCCTTTCATGCCAGCAGATTATCCTGGCACCAAGAAGAAGTATATCTGTGACCGAATCTTTGAATCCATCAATAGTCTCGTCCAAGATAGAAAGAAGACTGCGGGCGATTATATCTCAACCATGGGATACATTGTTAGGATCACCGATGTCTTCGATCCAAAGGAAATCAACTACAAGGGAAATCAAATCGTAGCCATTGAAGTAAATTATACCGCTTGCAGCGCAGATATGAACTTCGTCTACTACGATGGAATCACAATTTGGAAGGATATTGAAGAGGAACTAGAAAATGAACTCGGATCGTGAACTGTTTATCGAGAAAATCTTAAAGCCCACAGTGAACGGTGTAGTACTGTTCATCCTATGGTCTTTAGTCGTAGTTATGATGTATAAGATAATGAAGGAATTCGTACAATGAAAATTACTATTAGTGCAAAGACGGGAGATACTAAAATTGCGGTCAATGACCTCAAGGCTGGTCAAATGTTCTCTCATGCCCCAAATAATGATATCATGATGGTCGCTTCATATGCATATCAAAATGGTGTGGATAAGATCGCAGTCTCCTTTTCAACCGGAGAAGCTAGAGAAATCTTCGGAGAGTGGATGATTGATCAAAAAGATCTTCTAAACGACGTTAGCATCTCCTTTGAACCATGAGAAAGAGATCCTATAAGTTTACTACACATAACGGTCGCATTAAAGTATATGTCGATGGTTATGTGATGTTTACTTTTAACCAACTAGACTTCAAGGGATACTATGCATATAAGGATGATGAAAACCTATATGGATTGGATATCTATCTCATGAACGATAAGGGGGGAGCTACCACCATGGAAGTCTATTTCAAGACTAAGGAAACTTGGTTGGATATTTTGAAACTATTAGATCAAAATATGTGACTATGGGACCCGATGGGACCCGTTGAGATTTTTTGAGATTCCTATTAAATTTGTTGTGGGGTAGATCTATGGGTCCTGAGGATGTGTGGTGGAGATGACGCATCGTTCCATATGGGACCCGCAAAATCCTATTGGATACTTTCGAGGGGGCCCCAAGCTCCCCAAGTCTAGTGTTTACAAGGGGTTATGACGATGCCAAACTTTTCTGCTTTTAGTGTTGCCCCCAGAAACTCAGACCCTATACTCCCCCGCATGAGCACGAAGGAAACGTTGGTCCTGAACGTCGCGGCGGATCACCCCGATCTTACGGAGAACGATATCGTGGGTGTGATGTGGATTAAGCACGGGATCGAATGCACCGAGCAGTATGTTGCATTCGTGCTCCAATCTTTCCACGATGCGATGGCCGATTGGATCGTCGCCCAGGATGAGGCCCAGGAATGGGAAGAGGGTAACTGGGAAGGTTGCTCGGAAGCCTACTGAAAATAGGCTTGAATCCTAAAACTCTGACCCTATACTACGAAGCATGAAGATCAACCCGGAGTTCCTGACGGCCCAGCAAGAATGGGCGATTCGCAAGGAATACTTGCTGGAATGGGTCAAGTACGATATGCCGAAGGTGACGAAGTTCCGCCTTTGCTTCACCCCTAACGACGATTACCCTTGGATCGAGGAAATCTTCCTGGCCGATGGTTCGATGGCGGATGAAGAGACCATCAAGAACTTTCAAGAATGTTGGGAAGAATCTCTGCTCCCCAAGGATATGTGGGATGGTCTCACGATCCAATCGGATGAGATGGTGTGGGATCTTAGCAACCCAGCATTCGATGCATTCGATATTGGGGATTGAATCCTAAACCTCTAACGCTATACTCCGAGCCATGGAAAAGAAAGCTAACCTGACGCTGGCGGTCCTGTTCTATATCGCCATGTGCGCCCTTGTTTTCATCGTCGTTGTAGGCTACCTTAGCACGCCTTTCTAAC